GGAGTAGTAGATGTTTATACTCCTAACATAAGTGAAATGTTTAATGTAGCTGCTAATACTATGAATAATTTAGCAGAGAATCAGATAAAGATATTAGATGCTAAATGGCAGAATAACTTTGAAACTGAAACTACTAAATATATAAACAACAAAGTTGAAAGTATTTTAAAGTCTGGAAAAAAACCAGATCTAACAAGATTCCAGGAAGAAGCAGATGGTTATATTAATGGAGTATTATCAAATGTTCCTGAAAGATTAAGTATTGGTGCTGAAGCATACTTTAATCAAAAGAATCTTAATGCTTTTGAAACATTAAGAAAACAAGCAAACATTATAGAGTATCAAGAATTAACTAATAGTTATGAAAAAAATTTAGAAAGCACACTTCTTAATGTTGATGCGTTTATAGAAAATAATGCTTTAACATCAAAGAATCCACAAGAAGCTATAGATGGAATAAATAATTTTTTTGCAACACAAGTAACAGCGTTTTTAGGAAGTCATGGTGAAAAATATAATGCTATGAAAATAGCAAGTGAATTTAAATTAAATGACGGAACACAAAGAGAAGCAGAACAAGGGTTGATGCTTTCTTTAGAACAAAAAAGAGTTAATGCAATAGTAAAAAGTTTTTTTCAAAATATAGATGTAACAGATGCAGAGCAAGTAATTAATGCCGAGAATGAAGCTCAGATGTTTTTAAGAAATTACTCACTTAATGAAGGTGGAGTAAGAGGTGTTAATTATGAAATATTTGAAGATGCAACAGGAAATAAAATTGGTCAAGATATAATAGATCAGGTTGTAGATAATGGAATCTCTGCTTTTAATTCAATTAAATCATTAAATGACTTTGGAATAAAAACAACTGAAAGAAAAAGACAAGCAGAAGATAGTATTAATATTAAGAATCTTGTTGAAAATATAAGTAATGTTACTAGTCCGACTTCTAATGAAAATAATATATTTACACAACTTGTTAATGGTCAAGAAATGCCATCATCTTTAGATGAGATAAGAACTTATTTAAATAAAAAAGATATTAAATATACAGAAACAGAATTAGAAAACATATATAACTCTAATATTGCTGCTTTTGAAATAAGAAATAGTATTGCTATTGGTAGTGATGATAAATCATTGACAGAAATTTTAACAACAAAAGACAATGAAAAGTATTTAGAAACTTTAGGACTATCTGTAGAAGATGTTGTTAAACAACAAATAGCAAATGTAAGTTCATATTTTGGAATAGAAGATTCTTTAGAAGGTTATCAAAGTATTGGTCCAGATAAAGTAGGAGAAGCTAATGCTATTTATTCTATAGCTAGAGATAATCAAGTAATGCCATATGGAATGGAACAACTATTTAAACAAATAAACATAGGTAAGATGATTGATCTTGTAGATCAAAAAGATGAAGAATCTATTGTAAATTGGTTTGATAATATTTTACCACAATGGGCAGCATTATCAGATAATGGGATAGTTAAGTTTAAGAATTTAAGTAGCGAAACAACAGATATGTTTAGTTACTTTAATAGTATGAAACAATACTATGAACCTTTAGAAATAGCTAAACAATATATAAAGATTCAAGAAAATAAAAACAATACAAAAGCAGATGATTATATTCCTGAGAGTCCATCATTTTCATCATGGAAAAAAGAGCTTATTGAAAATGATAATAGAAGTGTAACAAAAGATTACATTTCTAATTATAGAGAAAAATATAATAAATATAAAATTAAAGATAATACTTTTTTTGGATTTAGTTTTGGGTTTGATGTTCTTGGAAGTTTAGTAGAAACAGAACAGGGAATATTAAATAAATTTAATCCAGATTATATTTCTGCATTAGATGATTTAGTAGAAGCTAAAGCATTAGAGCTAACAAAAATAGATACACAAGGAATAAGCGACAAAAACATTATTCAAAATGTATTTAACGAAAATGTTTACAAGGTAATGGAAAATTTAAGTAAAGAAGAAGATTATGGAGTTAGTAGATTTGCACCTAATAGTGGTGGTCAGTTTGCTATGGTTAAAGATGCTATGGAATCTGTACATGGTCTTAATGAAGATAATGCTATTAATTATGTAGCTGCATTTTTTAATATGTACATAAAACAAAATTACGATACTGATGAAAATTTAAGAAATGCTTTTCAAAATATGCAAGGGAATGAAGTTAAGCCTACATTTAATGATGCTTATAAGTTTGCAGAAATGGGTGTATTTGAGCTAAAGAGAATAGAAGGTACAGATGATTATGAAATGAAACTAAACTTAGATAATGCTATGATGTTAGGTTTTGCACCTTATCCATATGCTGAAGATAGTATTCAGATTAAAGTAGATGGTATGGATTTTAATCCTACAAAAATGTTTAATAGAAGATTTGATACCAATCTAGAAATAGAAACAAATAAATACTTAGATGATAATGGAATAGTAGGACCTGGTAGAGATTTAATTAAAAAGTTTGTTATGGGAATTAGACAAATGGATGCTCCATTTGATTCTACTGAATTTAGAGCAATAGATGAAAGATTCCAAAATACTATTATTGATCTTTATGAAGATACAGTGAATAGCGAAGCATTTAATTTTTCTAATATAATAACAAATTCTTTTATTAAAAGCGAAAATGAAGATATTGAAGATTTCTTAAATAGATCAGCAACTAATATTCATAATGTTATTTATGAAGAAGGTAGTTCAAAATTAATTACAGAAGGATATCAAGATAATGTTGGATTAATTATAGATAGTTTTCAAGATAGAATTGAAAACAAACCAGGACAAGTAGCTTTCTTACTAGATGCTTATAGTGTTTATAAGCCAGACATTAATCAATTAAAAGCAGCAGTAAAAAGTGGGAAAGAAAAAGATTTATTAGCAGTATTTCCTAACATGGGCGATTATCAAAAAAGATTAATGTTATATTTATTTAGTGAGGAATATTTTGAAACCAATTAAATTTGGAAGAAATATAACACCTAGATTTAATCCTTCTGTAGAAGTAGAACCAGAACTTTCAGCAGGTGAAATTGGAGGTATTGTTAAAAGAGGTGTATTAGATAATACTGTTATAGGTGCAGTTAATAATTTTATTAAAGAAATACAATATGATAATAAGGATGAAGAAGGATATAATCCTTATACAGATCCCCAAATACCACAAAATAAAAAGTACTTAATACCAAAGTTATTACACAATAGTGGTAGTGCAGAAGAATCAACTTTAAAGTTAGCTGAATGGGATCAAAAACAAGAAGATTTAAAAAATCCTTTATTTAATTCAACAAGTTTAATGGCTGAAATTTTATTAGATCCAGTAGGAATAATGACAATGACTCCTGGATTAAACGCAGTGTTTAAAGGTAAAAAAGGAATATCTAGAATTACAAAAGGTATTGCTGGTGAAGAAGTTATTAAACAATTAAATGATGATGATAGATCATTACAAGATGCTGTATATGTAATTGGTGGTGCTTTTGTTATAAATAGAGTAGCTAACAAATTTTCAAAGTATGATAAGTATGACGCAAGAGCAGAAGGAACTACAAAACAAAAGTTAGATGAGTGGAATAATGCAAGTAAAACAGAATCAGGAACAAGTACTAATCCTTATAGAAGAAAAAATAAAATTGTAGATTCAGAGATAAAACCTACAGATAAAAAAGTTAGGTTTAATGATAAAGTTAAAAATATATCTAACATATTATCTAAAGAGTATGATGGTTTAAAAGTAAAGATAACTTCTGCTTTAGTGAAAGATTACGGAACTGATATTATTGTTACTAAAGGAGGGAAACAAAACCTTACAAAAATAAGAAACTTTGGAGTAATTTATGACAAATTAACTAATACTGTCAAAATAAATATTGGACAATTAAAATCTGGATTTCCACAGGGTAGAAAAATATATGGATTTAAAACTGAAGATGAGTGGATTGAATTTAAGATAAGACAAGTAATAGAATCAAAAAAAGTTAAAAGAGCAGAAAGAGGTCAAGTAAATAAATACATACTTGAATCTATGAAAGAAAGAGAAAAGTTTGTAAAAGAAGATTCTGTAGTTATTACTGACATTGAAAAGAAAATGCAAATGGATAAAAACGAAATCCAATTTAAAAACAGATTTGATAAAACTATAAAAGATGAAGAAATAAGTTATGTAAAAACTGGATTAGGTTTAGAGAGATTAGGATTATCTGCATTTGATTTTATTATTAATGGACCTTCAAGAAAGGCAAAAGAGTTTTTATTAAACTTAAGTAAGTCAGACATATTTATGAACTATGAAAAATATGCAGCATCTCCAGATAGTGTTGAAATTATTATGAACACTTTATACAAACCACATTTAGTATCAGTAATAGAAAATTTAGAGAATACTTACATTAGGTATGTTAAAGAAATGACAAATAAAGATATCAAAATATTTAAAAAAGGTTATTTGATGTTGTTTACAAGAACAAAAGTATTACCTAATGGAGAACAAATTTTATCTTACAATGATTTTCAAACAGAAGTTTATAAAGCAGTAAGAAACAAAGGTAAGATTTTAAGTGGTAATACACTTACAAAAAAATATATAGGTGAAGCTGCACAAAATACATCAAATTTTTTTAAATTTTATGAACAAGAAATAATAGATACAAAGTTATTCCTTATAGAATTATTAAAGAAAGAAGATTGGCTAACAAGTTCTATTACCAGATTTAAAAATTCTAAAACAAAACCTAAGATTTTAGATCCTAAAACTAACAAAGAATGGACATTAAAAGAACTAGAAGATGCTTTAGAAATGACTCTAAAAAGCATTAAAGACACATCTAAGTTGATAGATGGATATGTACCACAGCTATATAAAAGAACAAACATTGAAAGAAATTTTGATTCTTTCAAAGCAATTATGATGAAAAGAGTCTTAGCTGATATGGACCCAAAAGAAGTAGATGAGATACTAGATTCATTTAAACAATACAACCCATTTAGAAAACCTTATGAGAATTTAGAAGATGCTACTAATTTTTATAAAATGAAGATTAGTCCTACAAGTAAGTTTTTAAAACAAAGAATGTTAAAAATAGATGATGCAACATTAGATGAATTGATTGCAGGTGATTTTATAGAAACAAATATAGAAACATTAAGTTCATTTTATTATAGATCAATAACTCCAGATATTGTTATGACAAAAAAATATGGAGATCCAGGAGGATATGGTTGGTTTGGAGATATAGATGAATTAGGTTATGCACCTGGATTAGATCAGGTAGCTAAAGAAGTAACTAATTTAGTTAATAGTAAAAAGATTACAGTAAGTAATGGAAAAAAAATTATTAAAAGATTAGAAGATATGAGAGATTTAAGAAAAGGTATTTATGGATTAAGCGATAATCCTCATGGTTTTTGGTCTACTACATTTAGAAACTTTAAATTATTTCAAACAATAAGCCAATTAACTGGAGCTTCAACTTTAGCTGACTTAGGAAGATTAGTTACAATAGGTGGATTACAACAAAACTTTGGAAGAATATTTGAGGCTTTTAGTAACGGACTTGTTAAAACATATTTAATAGGAAAAGGTATAGGAAAAAAGATAGGTCAATTAAACGATTTAACATTACAGTTTTCAAGGGCACAGATACTTTCTGGTAATGATGTTATTTCTAGTAGCTTTGTAGGAGTAGAAGCTAAGTTACAAAAATTAGGAGCATTAAATTTTCAATATGGAAACTTACAAAATGCAGCAACAACCATTACAAAGACTTATGCAACATTATGGGGTGGTGATGATTTATTAATAAAGATTTCTAATGTAGTGGCAGGTAAAGCTACAGATGTAGAAAGAATGTTTTTAAATCAAAAAGGTATTAGTGAAGCAGATGCTTTTAAAATATGGGATAACTATAGTAAAAAGGGTTTAGGTCCAGGTGCAAATAAATGGGAATATAACAAAATGAGTATTGCTAATTCTGATACATGGGATGATGCAACAAGTGCGTGGAAATTTAATAGAGCTTTAAATGAATATGTAGATGAGTTAATTATTACTCCTGGAGATGGATCTGCACCATTAATTGCTAATACAGAAATAGGTTCTGTGTTTTTTCAATATAAAAAATTTAGTCTTGATATGAGTAGAAAACTTTTAATCAAAGGATTGCAAAGAAAAGATAATAAACTAATAGGAGATATAGCTGCTTTAACAGCATTTGGTATGATTGTAGATCAAAGTAGAACAGAAGATTATGGTAGAAATTATGATAAGAAAACATTAACTGAAAAGCTAATAGATGGTGCTGAAAGAGGTGGTGTTTTTGGTATATTTGGTGATGTTAATAGAATGATAGAATCATTATCAGATAATGAATTAGGTCTTAGACCCTTACTTGGACAAAAAAAACCATATGGTACAACTTTAACATCAAAAGCTGGTAGTATTACACCAATGGGAAGTACTATAGGAACAGTAGCACAAATACTTTATGATTGGGGTAGAGGTAGACATACACATCATACTGCTAGAAGAATAAGAAAACTTGTGCCATTGAACAATATATGGTATTTGGATAGTATATTCGATAAGCTAGAAAAAGGTTTATATTAATGGCATTACAAATATCAGATACTACACCTAGAATACAATATACAGCTACATCTGGACAGACTAGTTTTTCTGTACCTTTTGAGTTTTTTGCAGTAGGTGATTTAAAAGTTTACAATGGTACGACACTCCTTACTTACAACAACTCACCATCATCTGCATCACAATACAGCGTTACTGGTGCAGGTGTAACTGGTGGGGGATCTATTACTTTAGGTAGTCCAGGAGCTACACTCAATGATAGTATTACAATCGTTAGAGATCTAGCGATTGAGAGATTATCGGACTTTCCAGTATCTGGTAACTTCCCTATCCAAACCCTTAATTCAGAACTAGATAAGATTGTTGCTATGTTGCAACAGTTAGAAGAACAGTTTGCTCGAACACTCCAATATCCCGTTACCACAACTACAGGATTTGATGTAGATCTACCTGAGTTAGTAGCGAATAGAGTTTTATCTGTTAATGCAGACGCAACAGCTTTATTAGCAAACCAAGAACTAGGTACATTTAAAGGGGATTGGGCAACTTCTACATCCTACCAAGTTAGAGATTTAGTTAAAGATACATCCAACGGAAACATTTACTTTGTTAATGCAGCTCATACCTCAAGTGGTACTCAACCTTTATCTTCTAATGCTAATAGTTCTAAATATGATTTAATTATAGATGCTGAATCAGCAACGACATCAGCGACTAATGCTGCTTCATCAGCTAGTGCTGCTGCATCAAGTGCAAGTGCTGCATCTACATCTGCATCAAACGCTGCTACATCAGAATCCAATGCTGCAACCTCTGAGTCTAATGCTAGTACATCAGCAAGTAATGCAAGTACATCAGCAACCAATGCATCTAATAGTGCCACAGCTGCTGCGACAAGTGCATCCAATGCTGCAACATCAGAATCTAACGCTTCAACAAGTGAAACTAACGCTGCTTCCAGTGCTAGTGCCGCTTCAAGTTCAGCTACATCTGCTTCTAACTCAGCTTCCACTGCAACAACTCAAGCGAGTAACGCAAGTACATCTGCTAGTAATGCAGCAACTTCTGCCAGTAATGCTGCAACAAGTGAGAGTAATGCTGCTACCAGTGAAAGTAACGCATCAACATATGCTTCTAATGCTAGTACTGCACAAACTGCTGCCGAAGCAGCGAGAGATGCTGCTTTAGCTGCTGCTGATAACTTTGATGATACTTACTTAGGAGCAAAAGCATCTGATCCGACACTAGATAATGACGGAGATTCCTTGAATGCTGGAGATTTATATTTTAATACAACCAGTTCAGTCCTCAAATACTATGATGGATCTACCTGGAATAACATTGAAGCCACTGATACAAGTGGTTTTGCAACAAACGGATTTGCAATTGCTATGGCTATTGCATTATGATAAGGAGAAAGTATGGCACAGAACTTTAGAAGATACACCTCTAATGATGTAGGAGCATCAGCAGCCACAATATTTACTGCTGATTCTTATGATACTGTTGTTGGTATATCACTAGCTAATGTTACTGCTTCTGCTGTTAATGTATCTGTATATATCAATGATGGAGCAAATGACATCTACTTAGTTAAAGATGCACCTATTCCAGCTGGATCACAATTACAGGTATTAGATGGTGGTGCGAAGTATGTAGTACAATCTGGTGATGCCTTGAAAGTAGTATCTGACACAGCATCATCTGTAGATGTATGGGTATCAACTGTAGACGCAATTAGTACATAATGGCATATATTGGAAGAACACCAACTGGATCAATATTAACATCAGCTGATATTGCTGACGGATCTATTAGTACAGCTAAGTTAGCTGATAGTGCTGTAACTACAGCTAAGATTACAAATGACGCAGTAGATAATACAAAGCTAGACCTTGCAGACACTTATGCCTTTACTGGTACTGTGAGTGGTGCGGGAAGGCACAATTTATTAGCTACTACTACTGTGACTTCAGCAGTAGCAGATGTTACTTTTGGAAGTTCTTATATTACATCAAC